CTGGTGTGCTAACTGAACAAATAGTTGCTTCAAGTGGTGGTGTATTAGAAGTTCAAAAAGTCGCAACTTCTGGTAGAGACAACATTGTCGCAGCAGGAACAACAGTTGGCGCAAACAACGCTAGTTTAGGAACTGCAGCTACTATATTTAATATAACTCCAAACGCACATGGCTCTGGCGTTGCAGATGCAGCTATAAATACCTTTGTAAATAAAATTGGTGGTGACATCATTACAACTATACTTGTAGATTTACATGGAGGTTTAGCTTCTGGTGGTGCCGCTAATGATGTCATAGGAACAGATGGTGGTGCTGCTAACGCTTACATAGCTGAAATAACCAAAGAAGTTAATGGCATACCATACTTAATAGAGTTTGCCTGTCTTGAAGTTCCTACAGGTGGAGACCCCGATATTAATTTAGTTTGTTCTGCAACAGGCACAACAGCAGAAAATGCTGCAGTAACTAGCGGAACTGTGTTATTTAACAACGGTGATTTAACATTAGGTTTTTATGATGAAGCTGATGGAGGATCAACTCTTGCAGCTTTAACTAAGAAATATCTGTATCTAACTTGTGGTGATGCAACAGAGGCTGCTTATACAGCAGGTAAAATTCTCATCAAGATTCATGGTGCGGCTTTCGACTATAACAACGGGTAATTTGGAGGCTAAATTATGGCAGGTTTATCAGATGTACGAGCTCTGACCATCAGTGATGAGAATGCTGCAGACGATGATAGATTAGTAACTGCAGCAAGACCAAACACTTCCGCAACGATGGCAAACACAACGTTTGCTGGTGGTGCAGCTAGAAATGTTACAGTTACAACTACAGGCACAGGTGATAACGAAAAGACTTGTACTATTACTGGTACAGATGTTTTTGGTAATGCTTTGACTGAAGTTATAACATCAACTGGATCAGCAGAAGCAATAGCAGGTACAAGTTTATTTTTAACTGTTACCGCAGTTGAATGTTCAGCACAATATGCAGCGAACATAAAAGTTGGATCAGGAACATTGTGTGCTCAAGCAGTAGAAAGTTCTAATAGAGTAAGATTAAAAGGTATGTCCGTGGTGTCAGGTGGTACAGCAGGTGATGTCGAGTTTATAAATGGCACACCCGAAAGTGGCACTACGTTGTTTAAATCAAGAACTATTGGAACAGCAAATACAACTAATGACTTTACAATACCGTCTGAGGGTGTTTTGTTTGAAAATGGTGCTTGTGTAAAGTATACTGTAGATACTGCAGATAACATTACAATCTTCTACGCGTAGAGGTAAATATGGCTACAAAAGGCACAATGAAAGGTCATACCATCAGCGGAGGACAAAAACGTCCTACTAAGTCTGGTGCTGGTATGACCAAAAAAGGTGTCGCCAAGTATCGTAGAGACAACCCTGGATCTAAACTAAAAACCGCTGTTACTGGCAAAGTCAAAGCTGGTAGTAAAGCTGCGAAGAGACGTAAGTCTTATTGTGCACGTAGTGCAGGACAAATGAAGCAGTTCCCAAAAGCTGCAAAAAACCCAAATAGCCGTTTGCGTCAAGCACGTAAGCGATGGAAATGTTAGGAGAATAAAATGGAAATGATGGGCGGTTCAATAGAAGAATATAAGAAAAGATTAAACAAAAGTTTAAAACAACCAAAAGGTACTGATACTGCCAATAAGTCTGGTGGTAAATCTCCTGCACGTTTAGCTGCAGAGAAAAAGAAAGCTAAACTAATGAGTGAAATAGGTACTAACAAAACAAATACAAAGAGTGTGTTAGGTGTAACCGACTTTGCGAAAAAACCAAAGAAGGCAGTAGGTAACAAAGATATGAGGGGTGGTAATAGAGACCCTAAAGTTATACCTACGAAGAATACACTTAAAATGAATAAGATAGCAAGCGACGCTAAGAAACCTGCTATGACAGGCATGCCTAAACCAAAACCTGATTCAGTTAAAAGTAAAGCTAAAAAAGGTCCTATTGTTACTAAGGAACAGTTAGAAAAGTCTGGTTTATCTTTAAGAGATTACATGAATATGATGCAAGGTAAGACTCGTAGAGATAAAAAAGGTCCAGAGATGAGTGACAAAGCCTTTGAAGCTAGACGTAATAACCCAAAGAAAATGATGGGTGGTGGTATGTTAAAACCTAAAAAGAAAATGATGGGTGGTGGCATGACTAAAATAAAGTATAGAGGTGGCGGTATTGTCAAGCAAGGCGTACGTCCAACTAGATACATATAGGTGCTTAAATGCGATCTTATTATAAAGCGGGTGGCTCTGTAAAAAAGAAAAGCAAAAGTAGAGTCAACGAAGCTGGCAATTACACTAAGCCATCTTTACGTAAACGTATCTTTAATAGAATAAAAGCTGGTGGTAAAGGTGGAGCTCCTGGTCAGTGGTCTGCACGTAAGGCTCAGATGATGGCTAAAGCTTACAAAAAAGCTGGTGGAGGTTATAAGGGTTAATGGCGTTAAAGAAGTCGCAAAGGAGCTTAAAGGCATGGGGTAAACAGAAATGGCGAACCAAAAGTGGTAAACCTAGTACACAAGGGCCAAAAGCAACAGGCGAGCGTTATTTACCTGAGAAAGCAATTAAAGCTCTATCTAGTAAAGAATACGCCGCCACTACGGCTAAGAAGCGCAAAGCAACTAAACGAGGAAAACAAGTGGCTAAACAGCCAACTAAGATTGCACGAAAGACGAAAAGTTATAGACGCTTCTCGTGAATGGGAAAGAGATAAATAATGGCTACATCAGGCACAACCGCATTTGATATGGACTTCACGGAGATAGCTGAAGAGGCTTGGGAACGTGCAGGTAGAGAAATGCGTTCAGGTTATGATTTAAGAACTGCTCGCAGGTCCATGAATCTAATGACTATTGAGTGGCAGAATCGTGGTATTAACATGTGGACTATAGAAGAAGGCACACAAGCTGTGTCAGCTGGTACGTCTCAATATACTCTTCCTGCAGATACTATAGATCTTCTCGATCATGTTATACGTACAAATGCAGGCAATACCACTACACAATCTGATCTTACCATAAGCCGTATAGGTGTGAGTACATACGCATCAATACCTAACAAGCTAACAAGGGGTAGACCAATTCAGGTATGGGTTGAACGTTTAGCTGCAGCCCCTAGGATAAACCTCTGGCCTGTACCTGATACCAGTTACACGTTTGTCTATTATAGAATGAGAAGAATAGAAGATGCAGGTAGCGGTGTAGAAACTGCAGATATGTCTTTTCGCTTTTTACCTTGTCTAGTAGCAGGACTAGCGTATCATATAGCTATGAAGGTGCCTGAACTAGCAGATAGAATTACTATGTTAAAAGCAGCATATGATGAGCAGTATAACTTAGCTGCTGGAGAAGATAGAGAGAAAACGTCGGAACATTTTGTTCCTAGGGTTAATAGGATTTAACTATGTCAAATAGGTTTGCAACTAACAACAAAGCATTAGCCGAATGTGATATATGCGGGTTTAGATATAAACTAAGAGAGCTACGTGATTTAATAGTAAGAGGTAACAATACTAACTTAAAAGCATGTATAGAATGTTGGGGTCCTGACCATCCCCAGAATAGACAAGGTATGTTCCCTGTACATGATCCCCAAGCTATACGTGATCCGAGACCTGATTTTGCTGGTTATGCGTCTAGCAGAGCGTTAATATATTCAGGTTCTGAGTTTAACAAATTAAGCTTCGCTGCATCTACAGCCGTGGGGCAAGTAACAGTAACCACTTCATAAGGAGAGAAATATGAATAGATCTGATATGGGCAAACAAATTAGCAGTCCTGGAGCAAAGAAATTAAACCCAGGACTCACAGCTTTAAAGAAAGAAGCACCAGAAGTAGTTAAGAAAATGGGCTTTAGTGCTGGAGGTAAAATAAAAGCTAGGGGCGCAGGTGCAGCTACCAAAGGATTCTTTTTTAAGGCTGATTAGATTATGAATTATACAAGTTTGAAAGCAAATGTAGAAGAAGTATGTGAACAGACGTTTACAGCAGATCAGCACGCACTATTTGCACAGCAGGCAGAACAGAAGATACTTAATTCTGTAGAGCTACCAGCAATGCGTAACACGGATAGTGGACCTCTCACAGCCACAAATAAACTTTACACTGTGCCAGATGGATATCTATATACATACAGCATAGCTGTTATAAGTAGTAGCACTACAACTTACCTGCTAAACAAGGATGTAAATTTTTTAAGGGAAGCCTTTCCTGTAAATACAAGCGCAAAGTACGGGTTACCTAAATTTTATGCTTTTCACAGTACTTCAGGTTCTAATGTAAAATTAATGTTAGCTCCAACCCCAGATCAAAATTATGAGATAGAACATATATATGCTAAGTATCCTACATCTATTGTGTCTGCAGGCAGTACATACCTTGGAGATAACTTTGACACAGCATTATTAAATGGTACATTACTTGAAGCAATTAGGTTTCAAAAAGGTGAAGCTGATATGATAGCTTTATATGACAAACACTACTTGCAAGCTATAACATTACTTAAACAAGCTGGAGATGGTAAGCTTAGACAAGACTATTATCGTTCTGGGCAGTTTAAGACGAATGTAGGTTAGGAGAAATAGATGGCAATCACACAGGCTATGTGTTCATCATTTAAGACAGCTCTGTTAAATGGAGAGATGGACTTTAGTAGTGACACGTCTCAAACATTTAAGATTGCTTTATACACTTCTTCAGCAACTTTAAGTGCAGCAACTACAGCGTACAGCACAACTGATGAAGTATCAGGTACAGGTTATACAGCGGGGGGCAACACTTTAACGATTGCAGCAAACCCTGCATTGTCAGGGACAACAGCTTTTTTAGATTTCTCGGATACTACTTGGAGTTCTTCTTCTATTACAGCTCGAGGAGCTTTGATTTATAAGAGTGCCACAGGTAACCCTGCAGTAGCAGTAATTGATTTCGGAGAAGATAAACAAACTAGTTCAGCAGACTTTGTGATATCATTTCCTACGGCTGATGCTAACAACGCTATAATACGTGTTTTATGATGGAGTTAGAATGAAGTTCTTGCATATATTAACTTGTTCGTGTAATAATTTAACCAATCGTGAGGTTTTATAAATGGCTACAGCGTATACTACATCTTTAAAATTAGCGTTACCCACGCAAGGAGAATTGACAGGTACTTGGGGTGATACATTAAACAACCAAGTAACTTCTATGATAGAAGAAGCTGTTGCTGGCTTAAAGACTATAAACACTTGGAGCACTAACTCTGCAACATTGTCTACAGCAGATGGCTCAACTTCCGAATCACGAGCAGCCATATTAAATTTAACAGATACGACCTCTGATTTAAGTGGAGCTGCTACACTAATATGCCCCGCCGCTAGTAAAGTTTATATTGTAAAAAACGCAACTGGACAGGCAGTTACAGTAAAGACAGCTTCAGGAACTGGGGTTGCTATACCGAACGGAACAACTGGATTTGTATATTGTGATGGCACAAATGTACTAGAGTCTTTAAATAACGTAACAGGAAACTTAAATGTCGGAGGTAATCTAACCGTAGCTGGCAATGCCACAGTAACAGGTACAACTACTTTTAACGGTGGTACGATAACTCTTGGTGACGCAGACACAGATAACGTTGTGTTTGGTGGTGAGGTAGATTCTAACATTATACCTGATGATGACGGAACTTATGACTTAGGTAGTTCTTCAAAAGAATGGAAAGATATATACATTGACGGTGTAGCTTATTTAGATGGTATAAATTTTAATGGTACAGCTATAACTTCTACTGCAGCAGAAGTAAATATACTAGATGGCGATACAAGTGCTACATCAACAACAGTAGCAGATGCAGACAGAGTTGTACTAAATGATGGTGGTACAATGAAGCAAGTAGCAGTCACTGACTTATCTGCCTACTTTGATGACGAAATAACTGCAATGCCTAACCTTGTAACTACAGCAGCTACAACAGTTGGTGCGCTAAACTCTGGTAGCATTACAAGTGGATTTGGTACTATTGATACGGGCTCATCCACAATAACAACCACTGGGCTAATTACAGGTGGTTCTTTAGATATAGATGATGTTGTTATAAACGGAACAACTATCGGTCACACAGATGATACAGATCTAATGACACTGACAAGTGGTGTCTTAACTGTAGCGGGTGAAGTTGATGCAGTGTCTCTTGACATATCAGGTGATGCAGACATTGACGGCACGCTTGAAGCAGATGCAATCACAGTTGCAGGTGTAGCACTAAGTACTTTTATCAGAGATACTGTCGGTACAAATATGATATCAAGTAATACTGAAAGTGGTATTACAGTAACTTATGATACAAGTAATGATAACATTGACTTCTCTGTGGATGCTGCTCAGACAGGTATAACATCTATAAAGAACACAAGCCTTGCTATTGGTAGAGATGATGACAACCTAATAAAATTTACTACTGACAATGAGATTATCTTTGAAGTATCAGGTGGTGACAACGTAACATTTAAAGCAAGTGGTGAGATAGAAGCTACATCTCTTGACATAAGTGGTGATGCAGATATAGATGGAACACTAGAAGCTGATGCTATTACAGTCAATGGTACTGCCCTATCAAGCGTTATAGCAGGTACAACAGTAGCAAATGCTACCCTAGCAGCAACAACAACAGTTACAGACAGTACAGCAAATACAAACTTTCCTATAGTATTCCATGACGAATCAAATGGTTTGTTAGACGATACAGGAGCATTAAGGTATAATCCAAGCACAGGTGAACTACTTGTACCTAAACTAACTGTGGCAGGTACAACGACTACTGTAGACACAGTTACAATGAACGCAGCTAATGCGATTATATTTGAGGGTGCTACTGCCGATGCTCACGAGACTACACTTACTATTGTAGATCCAACAGCAGATAGAACAATTAACTTACCAAACGTATCAGGTACTATACCTGTATTAGCCGCCGTAAGTACTACACAGATAACATCTACACCTGAAGAATTGAACATCTTAGATGGTGTGACTTCTACTGCGGCAGAGTTAAACATACTAGATGGTGTGACTTCTACTGCGGCAGAGTTAAACATACTAGATGGGGCTACAGTAGTTGTAGGCGAGATAAACGCATTAGATTTAGGTTCAACTGCTGTTGGTACTGCTATAGCTTCTAAGGCAGTTATACTTGATTCTAATAAAGACTATACAGGTATAAGAAATCTTACAACCACAGGAGTTGTAACTGTAGGTAGTCAATTAATTATGCCTGATGTCACATCTACTAAAATATTAGTAGCTGATGGCACTAGCTTTCAAGAAGTATCAGTAAGTGGTGATGTTACCATAGCTAATACAGGTGCTGTTACGATCGCAGCAAATGCAGTAGAAGGCTCTATGTTAAATGACAATGTAATATCAGGGCAAACTGCGTTAACTTCAGGTCTTGCGACAACAGATGAGTTACTAGTAAGTGATGCAGGGACACTTAAAAGAATGGATGTTAGTGTTTTAACGACATTAACAGACGATAACGCCACAGCACTTGCGATTGCACTTGGTTAATATAAAAGGAAAAAGAAATGGCAAATACATTTAAAGTTGTAAACTTCGCTGCAGAACCTGCATCAGCAGGAACTCCATACGTTATGTATACAGCAGGTTCAGGTGTGACAGCAATCGTGCTTGGACTAGTACTCTCAAACATACACACTGCTCAAGTCACAGCGACAGTAAACTTAGTTAGTGACACGGCAAACAGAGCAGTTACAAACAACACAGCCAACGGAACGAGTGTTATAGTTA